GCTGGCTCCTTCATACTGTCAAGTATCTGGTTTAGAAGCTTCTGTTTCAGCCTTTTGACGGGCTGATCAGTCGGCCGTTACCTATTCGGTACGGTTACATAGTATGCAAAGCTATAAAAGGTTCATGACCTCTTTGCAGTGCAAACTACCGCCCGAAAGGGTGTCTTGGGCGCTATGTACTTCTTCCAGATATGTATGAACAGTGAAGGACAGCTGATCCCTCGGTTGAACCGAGTGGAGCTCTGGCGTAAGCCTTGGGGTTAACCTCCTAGAAAAGGAATGCTATGACAACAGGATCCAGAGTAACGGATTATCGTTACGACTCCCCCTTTACCGGGGTAAAGTCCTTGGGTATGTACAACTCCCGAGTTTGGACCGGTACGGACTGGTCGCCTGCAACGAAAGTTGCTCGCAGGCTAGCACGTGCTACTCGTCCTGATCCATGGCGTATCTTTGTGACTAAAAATTGGTCCTTTCTATATGAATCGACAGATGAACGGCAGATAATCGCCCGACATCACGAGTTACATGAAAGGTGGTCACAGCAGTGGCGTAAGTGGCTCGATGTTCAAAAAGCCTACCACGCCAAAAAGGCCGAAGATACAAAAAGGCGGAACGAGGAACCTCATCCTTACAACATGAGTCTGAATCGTTTTAACAACACGCCTGCCGGCTATCAGGTTTGGCACAATCCCTCGAAAACTTTCCTACCGCTGGTGCCGAATAGGCCCGCTGCGATGGCTAGTATCATAGGATACCCTGTGCCTCCCGAGATCTGGAATACCAATGACGACAATGCGTTGATCGAAAAGTTCCGGTCAAAGTTGACGTCAGTCGATGGTTTCCATGGTGGTGTTGCGGCAGCTGAGCTCGAAAAGACGCTCAAGATGATTGCTGACACTGCTAAAACGCTTCGGCGTTTTGGTCAAAGGGCCTCAGCCGGAGACTGGCCTGGTGCGCTCCGTGTTTTGTACAACGGATCGTCCTCCGCCCATGTGAATGGGCTTGCTGGTCTATCTAAGGGTGCTAGTAATTATCTAGCTTACCAATTTGGCCTAAAACCTTTGTATGAAGATATGAAGGGGCTAGGTGAATACCTCGCTTACTGTGAGGAGAACCCAAAATTTCAACGGGTTCGGGTGACTAGATTGAGGTACCAGCTTTTCGATCATATCGGGAATTCTGGGGGCAAGTGCCCCTCCCGTATTGATGAAACTGGTCGGATCGTGGCATACTTGAAACGTATGCCGTCGAGGCTTGATTTATCTGGCCTTACCGATCTACCCTCGATGCTTTGGGAAAGAGGCTACCTGTCCTTTGTCGTGGACTGGTGGATACCAATCGGAAATACTCTCCAGGCCATGCAAATGGCACGTAATCTGGAAGGCGTCTTTGTTACAACGAGACGTACCTTAATCCGAAATGGCCCTTTTCAGAGTGGCCCGACAATTCGTGTCTGGGACGACTCATCAACGCGTGTTACACTTACGTTGAAGAGAACCGTTTCCTCGTCGCTCGTTGTCAAGCTACCATCGCTAAAGCCTATCTTCCATCCTTTAACGGAAGTCAGAATAAGGCACGCGAACGAAGCAGCTGCACTAATGTTGATTAAGCGGAAAAGTATTATCTCTGCCGCAGAGAAGCTCCACGAGAAGGCTAGTGCGTTCGTGAAACCCCACTGGGGAACACCGAGCCGCTTTGGCTGATGTGGTTTTATATCCTTTCAAATTGAGGTAACGCAATGTCAAATATTGCAAACATCGTCGTATACGACGGGGCGGCGACGCCCGTTGCACACACTCTGGTCCCGGTTGAGGTTGTAAAAGACCCGAAATCGGGTGCTATCACAGCACTTTGGCGTGAGCAAGTTGCATCGCTCCCGACCTATGCCCAGATGACCGCGGTCGCTCGGTTGAACCGAACGAAGGTAAGCGGCGTGTGGAACACGGATTTTCGCGTGGAAGTTCCCGTGATGGAATCTGTATCTGGTCAGAACGCAGCGGGTTACACTGCTGCCCCGAAAGTAGCATATCGTGATACGTCCGGTTTATATGGACACTATCACGAACGGGGCACAATCGCTGGACGTCGTTTGTCGCGACAGGTCGTGCTTAACATTGGCAACAATGTCAGCACCTCAGTCGCGCCGGCAACTGCAGGCGTCTTGCCTGAGTTGTTCGACACCCTCGTTGCACCTACCTAAACTTTTGTTAGCCGCTCTCTTTTGAAAGGAGTTTATTATGACCCGAAAAAATGAAGGTCAATGGCTAGTTCAGGAAAGTGATGATGAGACGATCAGATTCGCAGAAACGCTTGCTCGGATTTTTCTTGAGCGAGCCGGGGACGAAGGTAAGACGTTTCGTGACCTGCTTGATCGCAGGGATTGGATCGGTTTACTTGAGTATACCCCCAGACGTGATGGAATCACTGCTGAAATCTATTATGCCCTAGCTCAAGCTCAAGCTTGTTTTTCAAAGCTTGAGATCTTGCCGACTGGCATTGATAGACGTAAAGTAGCCCTCACGAAGTTTCTGGAGGGTGAGTATCGGTGCGGTGTATTTAACAGGGTCTTCGAAAAACGTTCTGAAGGTGAGCTTTTCTTCTCTCCTTCCGTCGAGGCAGTACTTCACTGCTCCGCGCGTAAAATAGACGCTATCCTAGGCCCCCTGCCTCCTTTATGGGAGACGCCGCTTCGATTTTCACCCGGTGGAGCTACCACTAAGACAAAAAAGAAGGACAGCGATCTGCGTAACTTAATAGCAGACGTTGCCCAATGTAGCGAAGAGCTGCTCGCGGACTTGCCAAGGTTCGCTGAGTTGCTGGAGACATTACCTCATCTCGATAGATTTATACCGAGGGGTGAGGATGGTTCCATGTGTATTTCGGTGAAAGCTGGAGTACTAAACTTCGTCCGAAAGAACGCGAAGACTGAACGCGGTGTCACCAACGAGTGTCCACTCAATAAGCTTGTACAGAATGGATACGGTGACATTATGCGCGATCGTCTAAAGCGTTGGGGTTGTGACTTACAAGATGACGGGCGTCAGAAAGAGCTTGCTCAGATTGGAAGCACTATAGAGGGGATTGCAACCCTCGACCTCACCAATGCCTCTGGCCTGATATGCCTGAATCTCGTGAGAGACCAGGTTCCATCAGACTGGCTGGATATGATGCTTTGGTGTCGCACTGCCGATATATTCATTTCGGATCTCGGGCGCGTTAAAACGCTCGAAAGCTTTGCTGGCATGGGGAATGGTATTACGTTTCCCCTTGAGAGCCTTTTGTTTCAGGCTATAGCAGAAGCTGTGTGCGAAAGCATCGGTCTACGGTTCCCAATACACTCGGTTTACGGAGATGATATTATCATATCTTCGGAAGCCGTGCCCCTGTTCAAGGAAGTTCTTGACGCGATTGGACTGCAAATTAATGAAGGTAAATCCTTTGTTGATGGTCCTTTCAGGGAGTCGTGTGGAGCCGATTGGTTCGACGGATACGACGTTAGGCCTGTGTTTATCCGAGATAATCTTTCCATTGAGAGTCTTTACTCTCTACACAATCAGTTCGTCCGGAAGGGCGAGTTGGATGTTGCGGGGATTATCTTGAACCGTATACCACTAACCCATGATAAACTATGGGGTCCCGATCTCTACGGAGACGGGCATCTAGTGTGCGAGGACTGGCATGAAAGTGCCAGGTTCGTCACTAAAGATGGGTACTACGGTTGGGAGTTCGATACGTATCAGCACATCCCAAAGTTCAACTTCACGATCGAAATATCTGATCGGGTCGTACCTCTGGTAATGTGTGATGCAGCTTACAGATCTTATCTATTCTCATCTGTTGATGAGCAACTCATGCGAGGCCTCGGCCGAGACAAGTTGGGCGACTTTGATGCCGTTCTGAGATCTGTTCTTCCTTTACCTTATTCCAACGGTACTCTAAAACGCGAGGGTAAGCGGGTTGTAAGACCGCTACTCGCTGCGTTCGCGAAGAGCTTTGAGCCCCCGTTACTGGGGACGAAGAAGCAAACCGCGAAGGACCGTAGGCGTAGGAACTGGAAGCTTCGTTACTCCAAGAAGTTAAAACACAAGCCGCACGAAGACATCACAGTGTTTGGTACGCCCCTGCCGGGGTCCTGTGGTGTACGTGCAACAACGTTGTACATTTTTGGATGATTAACTAATTCATCCATGGTTCGGGCGCAT